GGAAGAAACTAATGTCATTTCCGAAAATGAAGAGATTGGGAAAACGTTGCCAAAGACCATGGTCATTGCTGGTGGTGGTGTTTCGGCACTCATAGCGTACGGCGTATTGCGCGAAACGAATCAGCGCGGATTATGGAAGATTGATGACATTATCGACATGTATGGAACGTCGGCTGGCGCAGTTGCCTGTATTTGCATGGCGCTAAAGTACGATTGGACAAGTTTGGACGATTACTTTATCAAACGGCCATGGCATCAGTTGTACAAGATGGATTTTTCGACCATGTTGATGGCATACAAAGACCGAGGTATCATCGGCGTCTCTTTTTTCGAAGATTTTTTCAAACCACTCTTTCTTGGAAAAGACATGACATTGGACATTACCATGCAAGAATTTTTTGACAAGACGGGAATCGATGTTCATATTTATACGACGGAGTTGCATTCTTATGAACTGTGTGATATTTCGTATAAAACACATCCCGACTGGAGAGTGGTGGATGCAGTCTATGCATCGTGTGCAATCCCTTTGGTATTTCAGCCATTGTTGAAAGATGACAAATGTTATGCTGACGGGGGGATTGTATTAAATTACCCGATCCAATCAGCGATTCAAAATGGACGACCTTTGGAAACAATCTTTGGAATGCCACGTGTTTCAGAGGGGGACACCCTATCCCATATAGATTCGTCGTCGAACCTTCTCGACTATATTCTGCATTTAATGAACAAAACATTGGAAAAGGTGATGAATAAACAGAAACAAAATGCCACGACGGCCGGCTTTGAAATACCCTTGCTATGTCCAGTGGTCTCTTTGTATGATTTGGCGGCGGCGGGAAATTCACCTGATGAACGCGCGAGATATATACAATGTGGCGTGGACCAAGCCCGGGCCTATATTGGCCTCAACGATTGCAGCGGCTCATTCATTTAGCTCTTTGGAAAGGAGCGTTTCCAAAGACGATTTGGTAATCTTGGAATCAAATGAAATCGTTTGCCCATTCTTCATCATCTTTACTGTAGGATATCCTTCAATACCAAATTGTGAAATCAAGGATGCAATCTTGGGATCACTGTCATCGGTACAGTTTAGATCAATACATTTAATTGTATATCCATTGAACTGATGTCCATCATATTGCGCCATGAATTTCTGCCATTCAGGCAACGCCGTTTTACAGTGGGGACACCAATCTACATGGAAAAAGAAGATTTCGACGGTCGGATCACGACGATTGGCATTGGCAATATCCTTCATGTCTTTGTTTGCCATTTGCGGTTTGGCGTACCATTGATATCCGAAATATCCCAAGATGATAAAAACAACCATCAGAAATAAAATAAGAACGAGGTGTTTATAGGGTACTAAATAATCGCGGTACAATACATCGATAATATTGGCCATGATCTTGGTTTATATAGTTAACGTATATTTTTTTGATCTAAATAAAACCGCGTCTTATTATAACCAAAGAGGGTGGTCATGTCCAAGAATACGACTAAAGGTCGGAAACGCATCAGCAAAAGTGGGCTGCGCGTTTATACCCGTAAACATTTTTCTAGCAACGACGGAATGTTGACGACGGTATGGGGACCGAGTATGTGGCACGTCCTTCATACTATGAGTTTTAATTATCCTGTGAAACCGTCGTGCAATGATAAACAAAAATATAGAGAATTCGTCTTGAATTTAGTCAATGTATTGCCTTGCGGAAAATGTCGCGAAAATTTGCACAAGAATTTTGCGAAATTGCCTCTCCGCACGAGTGATATGAAATCGCGCGATACCTTTTCTAGGTACATGTATCGTCTTCACGAATTGATCAACCGCATGTTGGGAAAGAAATCGGGGTTGAGTTACCAAGATGTGCGTGAACGATATGAACATTTCCGCGCGCGATGTGCCACACCCGCGTCTCCTAATATAAACACGGTTGTTGGCCCATTAGAAAAAGGATGTACTGAACCATTGGTGGGTGAGAAATCCAAATGTGTCTTGCACATTGTGCCGCAAACGCGCAAATGTGAGACATTCCGCATGGACAAACGATGCATCAAACGGCGTAGCAACAAAAATCAATAATATATGACCTAAAAGTATAAAGTCATATATAAATATATCATGTCTGAACAAAGTGAAATAAAATATACCTTGGATAATCCAAACTATGTGAAATCGTCGAATCGCGCCATACCATTTTGGTCACAGGATCCCAACGTTTTATTGCATCGCGATTACATTTTTGAATTCTTTCCCGTGGATACCATGAGTTATAATCAAAAACTCAATGCCGTTACGCGAATGGTGATTTTATTGACGGCGCTTTCTTTTATTGTTACACAAAACGTACGCATCCTGATCATTGCTGGTATTACGATTTTCGCCATTTATTTGCTGCATGTTCACCAGGAGCGCGAAGCGGTGAAAGAAAAGAAGCGCCGAGAGGCATTTGAAAGCCCTGCGCTCACCTATTTAGACCAACATGGCGTCGATCGTCCTAGCAATGCTTTTACGGCGCCTGATTCGCACAATCCATTTAGCAATGTCTTGGTACCCGATATCCAATACAATCCGACGAAAAAACCGGCGCCTCCTGCATACAATGAGAACGTAGCTCAGGATATTTTGACACAGGCGAAACAAATGGTGATTGAAGCAAACCCTGATCAGCCGACCATTGCCGATAAATTGTTCCAGGATTTAGGCGATGAATTTGTCTTTGAACAATCCATGCGCCCCTTTCATTCAAATCCAGCCACCACGGTTCTGAATGATCAGGGGGCCTTTGCCGATTTTTGCTATGGAAGTATGGTCTCGTGCAAAGAGGGCAATTTATTCGCTTGTGCGCGCAATTTGTCTCGACATACAAACGGGTAAGATTGACTCCTATATGAAATAACACAATGTCGTAAGAGAAAGTATATGGGTTATAGTATATATAGTATATAGTAAAATGAGTTCGTACAATTTTTATAATAGTGACCGTATTGATTCAGATACGACTGATATGACTCAGCGTACTGTACAAAATACCAAATTTGCAAACTACACGCTTTCCAACTATTTTAGCGAGAATGCTGGTGGTTCCAATGTACAGTTTGCGACACAACAACCGGTCATGATGTTTAGCGGAACGGCTCTTGGAAATGGTGTAGGTGCCAACGTTGACGTGGACTCGTACTTGATGATCAATACGGAACAAGAACGCGCATTGGAACGATTGCAATTGATGGAACGCCCCTTTTTAACGGTCCCCTATTTAGGAAGAGGATCTTGCGACCCTATTTTGGAATCGCAACTCCAACAGGGCGAACTTGTTTGGGACAAGAAGAGTGTGAGTACCGTGATGGACAAGAGTTTTTTGGGATATACCATGCATCCCCAAGATGACAATATGAAGGAACGAGTCCAAGACTCCAAATATACAGTCCAAGAAGCGGCTATGGATGGCTGGGTCAGGGGCGGTGCTGCATCGCGCGAAATGTCGCAAGACCCTTCTGTTTCCAAAGCCCATAGACCTAGCGATGGATACTATTAGGATAGGGGTAACATTGGGTAAACTTGTATTCTGCGTTTGGAAATAAAATAGATGTCTATTATATAAAAGACATTTATTACTATGGCTCTTTTCGATCTCTCTCCTGCTAAATATGGTGGAAAAAAGCAACAGGCGGGCAAGCGTCGTTCCAAGAAGTCTCGAAAGACTGAGAAAAAAGGCGGCAAGAAACAACAACAGAAGCAACAAGGTGGCAAAAGCCGTCGCCGCACATACCGCAAATGAGGCGGGGTTTCCAATGAACCAATGTTCTTTGCATAATTCAAGACATTTTCAAAGATAATCTATTATCGGAATGACAAACAATCGATATGATTGTTTTGACAATGTTGTGATACTCAGTAAAAAGTATATAAATGTTTCTTTACAATCATTTATATTTTAGAGAGCCAAGATGTCCAAACCCAACCCTTTGCATTATGATACAAACATCGATGTTGTTTATACAAACAACCGCGAATATCGCGCCTGTTTACGAAACGTATTTCGCATGGAAACACGCAATGTTTCCAGCATCGAATACTATGATTCATCATTGAATCAAACAGTCGACGGATTTGATTCGACTCCTTCTCCCGTTGTTGACCAAGATGCAGATATTACGATTGATGAAGAAACCGCAGATGAATGGGATTATGATGATGCGACTACGAGTGTGTCTATGGATTCCGTTTATCAATATACCAAAGATCAACCATTGTTTGCGCCACTTTATTTAGCAGCCGCAGGAGTCATGTTTTCCCAAGATCCGGAAATAGGATTGTGTGTTTTATTCGCATATGATTCTTTTGCGCTCTTTCATCAATGCATTGTGTGTTATACCGAATTTCCGGAATTGTTTGATGAAAATAACCAATGTTACCAAGAATTGAAGAAACGTTTTCATTGCTAAGTTTGTACGAAAGAAGAAATATCTAGAGATAGAATAAACCCGAACTTATTTTATTCTATCTTTGTTTACCATGGCATCTACCCGAAACAAAAATACGCGCGATGATTATGCTTTGGAACAGTGGTCATATCGTCAGGGTCTGCAATACCCTACCTATATTCATAGCTCGTATGGTCGACCGGTCGAATCCATGTATGCCGGCAACGGACTCGTCGGCGGAAAAATCATGGCCTCTGAATTGTGCGCCAACCATAATGATGTGGAATCCTTTTTATTCGGCATTGATTCGACCAATTTGGTGAATCCTCGAGCAGCTGCTGTTCCCGAGACGAAAACATTGTCGACCTTGTATGTTGCCGATCGCTTGCCCATGTTGATGCCGAAACCGTTGACGGTTGAAAAGAATCAGCGCGAATACTTATCGTAATTTGGCGGTGTGACGGTGCGATGATTTATCGCGTTTTTTGAAAGTAATATCAAATTGTTGTTTGATCTTACGATTATGATGTTGTATTTCGGATTGTAATACGTGGAGAACGGATAGGTTTGGTTCTTGGTGATTCTCTTGGTGATCATTGCTTTTGTCTTCGTCTTCGTCTTCCTCATCATCCGATATATCATCTTCTGCCTCTTCCAGTCTTATTTTTTGAAATACCTTTTCTTGGTCTTCATCTTCTCCGACTGGATTGGTAAAACTTGAAAGAATTCCGCGAAAATGAGCTGCGAATGCTGCCGTTTCTGATGGATTCGTTGATTTGGGTAACACATCGCATAGTTCAAAGGATATATGAATGTGATTGGACATGGGTTCACATGATCCATTTGGCGTAATTTCAATGGGTAAATGAACGAGAGCCATGATATACTGTTTCTTTTTTTCATTAGGTGGTAAATGTTCCATCATGGATTATTTTCTATGAATAGATACTATTCTTGTTATCCGTAAAATAGTATCTATATCAATTGCTATGCTAGTATTTCTGAAATATCGATAATTTCATCTTTCATCAATTTTCCCAATATCTTGGAAATATCTTGTTTTTTTTCTTCCGCTTCAAAATAGCGTGTGATTTTTTTGATAAACTCATCATATTGTGTTTGTATCGTACCTTGCTGTATCATTTCTTGAATTGTGGATTCTTTTTGAAATTGAGCCACATCGGTTTCACTATCGAGTAATGTATTTGTGTTATCAAAACGATATACTATATTTTTTTCTCCGGCTTTGAATAGTACTATTTTTTGTTGTACCGTCGAACTTAATGTTTGCTCTTTATCATCGTGATTTACATCAACCTCTTTTGTAAAAACATTCATATCGCATGTATTTTCATTTTTTATTTCCAAAGAATTATCACCAGTAAGTAAAATCGCCAAAGGTAAAATATGGGCAATTTGCAAAGAATTTTGTGACTGTTTTACCATGTCAATCGCAAAAATACCATGTGCAGATTTCATTAATGGAACAGTGACAATTGGTAATTCATGCTGATCTAACAAAGACCCATGTTTATTATCCTTTACATTAATTGTAGTATCTTCCATAGTGTATAATTTTATTTCAGGATGGACACCTTGATACATTTCTTGAACAACATGTATTTTCCAGTATTCTTGGGATTCTTCTGTATAACAACAGAGCACACACATATTTTTTGTATATTCAAAGAAATAGTTCAAGTATTCAATCATGATATTATCAGATGGAGTATCATTGCCACCTGCAAATATAATTTCCTTTACATCTTCTATTTCTCCATCATTTGAATCAATAATAGTACTAATATCTTCTTTGAATTCTTCTGTAATGTTTTGCGTTTTATTGACATCTACGTAATACAAGTATGGATTTTCATCCTGTATGTTTAATAAACGTTTTGTAATTAAAGCTTTTGTTGTATTATCATTTTTATTTTTCTCATATTGTTTACTCCAAAACAATACTATATTTCTTAACACGTCCTCAAATATTGTGTCGTAAGCATTACTTTCAATTGCGGCTTTAATCGATCCAAAACTAGTACCTTTATCACCAAAAAGGTGCCTTGTTTGACACATGTTTTTTCCAAAATGACGTTTGTTGTAAGAGTGTTCATACAATATAATATTGATAAAAAGCTTTTTCAATAAATATATAGTGTTTTGCTTTGCCTGTTTATTTATTTTTTTTTGATTTTTTTCGTTTTGCGTTTTTATAAATTTATCCTTTTCTATTTTCCTTAGTCTTTCAGTTCCGTTAAACGTAGGAAATACAGGATTTGACATATTCGGTTCAGTTATATCAAATATAGAATAATTTTTTGGGTCAATAGTAAAAGTATTGGTATTATAAGCTTTTTCTACATCTCCAGTTGCATTTAAAATATTAGTTAAAAAAGAAATTTTGTTTAGTAAATCTTTATAGTTTTTCATAATTGGATTCGTTTCATTGAACTCATAAATTCTACCAAAATCAATAAAATAAACAAATTTTTCAGTATCATCATCTTTTACCATGATATTATTTTTATGTAAATCACAATGTATCACGTTGGCAGTGAGAAACATAATCAATATATTACTTATTATTTGTTTGATAAAAACATTCGGTTCTACTGATTTTACATATTCTTTGTAATTATTCGCATATTCCATTGCTATAATACCTATTGTTGCGTGGTTATTATTCAAAATTGATTGAAGTTCTTTCATTATAGGTATGGATGCATCTAATAATCCACCACCACGCATAGATTTTTTATATGTTTTTGATTCTTGTTTTTTTAATAAATTTTGTCTAGCAACTTCTTCAAGTGCTTTCTGCTGTTCTTCTTTTGCCTTTTTTCTTTCTTCTACATTAGGGTTTAACAATAGTTGTTCTCTTATTTTCTTTTTATTTTCGCGGGCAGCTTGTTCTTTTTCTTCTTGTTCTTTTTTTTCATTCTCTTTCCGAAGTTCTCTAGACGAAGTAGCATTTTGTGAATTTGATGTACTATCGACAGGTGGTGAATTTTGTCTATTAAAAGATTCAATTGCTTTGATTTTATCTGCATAACGACCTGCATTTCCGTTATATTGTCGTAGTATTGTATCTAGTTTTCTTATTTGCTTTAAAGCACGGAACATAGAAGTCAATGTAACGCCTGCACCTAGTGCAACATCTAGTTTATTATCTATTTGGCGTATTACGCTTTCTTGACTTTGTTGACTACCCTTTTCTTCTAATAATAGTCTAATTTCTTCTACAATTCTATTTTTTTCCTTTTCTATTTTTAATGCGTTTTCCTTTTCTGTTTTTAATGCATGTTCTTTTTCACGTTCGCGAAAATCACCTAATACATCTCTAGTCAATAATTTTTTCATAAAATCTATAGTTGCATCTTTTGACATATGAAAAAAACTAATGACTGCGGGACATTTAGGTCTTCTTTCTTTGTTTCTTGTTTCTCTGTATATTTGTTGTTGTATTTTAGCTTCTTTTACAAAATTATTATATGTTTCGGTTTCTTTTCGTATTTTATTTATTGTATAAGATGTAACCTTGTCAGTTAATAAAACCATCTTGATTAAAAAAAAACTCATTTTCGTATCGTCGATATCTTTAAAATATTGCATCTCTTCTGTTGTTGAAAAATTTACTTTTAAAATAAATCCTTTTAACGAATGATACGATACTAATTCAATTGTCGTTGCGTGATGAAATAAAATTTTTAATACCGCATGAGTATGTAGACATGAACGTTGAATATTGTCTTCAATATAATCGGTACTTGCATTAATCGTACTTAGATCTATTTTGTTATGTTCACCATCTTTTGTAAAGCCAACATTAAAAGGAGATTTTTCGTTCTTAATTTCTTCTAACAGTGTTTTAATTTCAGCGTTTTCTGTAAATACAATTTTACCTTTTACCTTTTGTCTATTTCTAGTCGATAAATAGGTCCCACCTACCATATCATCCTCGGCATCAAGCAAGTCAATGTCATCCAAACTCAATGTATCATCATCTTCTCTATCTCCAAATGCCAACATTATCTATACTATACGTGATTACACTACTATACTATAGATATACTTCTTACCCGATTTTTCGTCAAAATCACCTAATTAAATTTGACCACAATTTGGACCGTTTCTTTCTTAATGCATTTGCACGCGGAAATCGACAATTCTTCGCGACGTTTGCGCGTCTTGGCATTGTCCCCACCGGTCATCGCCGTCTCGACCATCGTATTTGCCATACCTTCACCCGTACCATTCGTAACTGAAGACGCGATCGGATACTTGCGTTTCGACGTACTATTGCGCGAATTCATATCCCCCTCGATGCTCTCATAGTTTGCCTCAATATATTCGAGAATCAGGTGTTCAATTGCCCACTTGAAAAAATTCAACTGACCAATCGTCGTCTCCATGTTCGAATCTTCCCCAAAGGGGATAAGGACGCGTTCCCAACGGCAAAAGGGATCGAACCTGCGCTTCGAATACGCCTTCAATTTGAGTTTGTAATCGTGATAGACCTTGAATCTATCGGTGTTTCTATGCGCCGTTTCGCCATAATCGGCTAAATGATAGACGGTATAGTACTTTTTCGCGAAATTGGTCACGAACCAATCGACGATTCTGAGCGAGATTTGCGATTCGCCGTTGATAATCTTCATCATTTTCACGAGTTGGGTTTGGTCTTTGTAAAACTCGAGCAGGTTTTTCATGAGGACATCGTTTTGGGTATGCAGTTGCGTAGCATTGTAGACTGATGTTGCCATGGACGTTTTTTGGATGGTTTTTGAATGATAAAGAGAATGGTGATTTCATGTTTATATTGATTTTGAGGTGATGTTCTTTTTGGGGCGGCGGTCACGGATTTTTCGTGAACGGGGCTTTTTCTGTTTTTTGAGGGTTTTTCTTTTGCCTCCTTTTAATTGGATTGGTTCAAAAAACTGTTTGTGATTTTCTGAACCACACTCTTGTAATATAGAAAAATGACATCCTTTCGTTGTATGATGTATTCGTCTAATCGGGTTAGTTTGGTTTGTCGGAATGTATTTACGCATTAAAACTAAATCACTAGTCGGATCATTATCTCTTTCTAATTTGTATACTTCGATGGGAGTATCTAAGACTTCTGAACATAAATCTAATGAATAACTAATTTCATCAGTTGGTAGGTTTTCTTCAACTCCAATATCGGCATATCCACCTTTTAGTATGTTATCAATATCACTCAAAAGCCTACCACCAAAATCATTGTATGTTTTTATTCGCTGAATTGATTCATAATCATCATTACTTTGTAGTCTAGCTTTTAATTTTCCAAGAATTATTTGTCTACTTATTTTGTTTGTTATATTTGTTTCATACCCAGTTTTATCTTGAATAGCATAATATCCACATGTACCATCTCCAAATGTAGGAACTATCCGAAGTGTTAATGGTGGGTTAGAATCCTTCACTGTATAACATTTTTTATAAAGGTCATCTTGTTTTTTTGCGTTGACATTTTCTTTTTCGATACCAGGTATAGGGTCTAGATTAAAATCTCCATTCGGTGCCTCTTTATTAATAAATTCCATTATTTCATTTTTAAATTTATCGAGTTGTGCTTTTTCTTCCGTTGTAAGTTCATTTGCTACTGTTGCAGTTGAGGAAGGTGTTACTATCGGTACTAGGGTTGGTGTTTCTGCAGCTGCTACCTCCACTGTTGGTGCTGCTACCGATACGTCCGGCTTTTTTGTAATAGTAAATTCAATACGTTTTGATTTATCTTGAAACGTCGTAGACGTACCGCGTATAATCATGGAACAATGATATGATAAATATAAACTACAATATCATGAGAAAAATTGATTCCATCATTATCAAAACATGATAAACTTATACACTCATCATGTTTTTCGCATTCTTCTCCCTCTTACTCTTGTCAGCGGCCGTACGACAATGCAGGGCATACCTCACGCCCCCGCAACAATTGCACATACGCCGAATTATGGCCCATGAACAAACGCCGCCACCGATTCGCTCCAAAGTCCGGCATATACTCATCCGTCATTATTTGGACTGGACGATTCACATGGCTAAACGATTCGCCACGACGCATCAAAAACGTTTGCAACACGTTTCCAAACAAGATTTGCAACAATATGCGATTCATGGTCTTGTCCGGGCTGTTGCCAAATACGACGGTCGATACAATTTGCCCATCTATGCCGAAAAATACATCATGGGGTCTCTCTATTATGGTCTGACGGATTTGACACCACTCAAGCCGCTCAATCATTATGAACGGTTTGTCAAGAAAATTAGGCTGCCCCTGGCCTCGTTTCAAAGCGATACCTGGTTTTATGATACTGTTCGCGAAAAAACCGAGGGTTCGCCGCCTATTATATTGGACAAGGGCGCGGACCTTTCGGAAAAATTGGCCACCCTGCCTCCCATCTATAAACAAACCTTTTATTACCGGTATGATCCAGTGACCTATGCGAAAGTGCGAACGATTCGCGAGGTTGGCGAGTTGATGGGGGTTTCGAGTGAAACGGCGCGCCAACGGATATTGCAGATCAAACGGTACTTGATCAATCCGGATGATGCTATTTGAAGCGATCAATAATCGATTGTATATTTTCGCAATATTATGCTATTTTTAATATGGTGACGCGAATCATATATTCATTGGAATTTCCCGCTGTCGCAACAGCCGCTGTACCCACGACGGATGAAATGGCAAAGACAATGGTTGTTACTACAACCTCAAATGCGCGTCCATGTATCCATGTTGTTCCAGTGGATGATCCCGCCACAGTATTTGTATCAAGGATTAACGATGCAGATGTTGGGCCCGTATAAATGGCCAAAGAGCCAGCAGATGATAAACTGACTTCATAATCAATTGTATAGACGCCTTGCGATAGTGTAAATACGGTGCCTCCAGCGCCCGTACTTGCCACGATGAGTGCGGGAATACTATTGTAGACTTCTGCGTCGATGGTGAATGCGGTTCCTGGTGGAATGGAATCGTTTGGCTCTTGCGTTACATGTACATATTCTGCATACCCTATAAACCCATAGGGTCCTGTGACTCCTTGCGTTCCATGTGGACCGGTCGATCCTGTGCTTCCTTGCGTTCCTTGTGGGCCTGTCGATCCTGTGAGTCCTTGTGGGCCGGTAAAACCTGTGCTTCCAGTGAGTCCTTGGGGACCCGTTGATCCTGTGACTCCTTGGGGACCCGTGAATCCAGTCGACCCTGTGAGTCCTTGTGGGCCTGTAAAACCTGTGCTTCCAGTGAGTCCTTGGGGGCCCGTTGATCCAGTTGATCCTTGTGGGCCGGTAAAACCTGTAAATCCCTGTGGACCTGTAAAACCTGTGCTTCCTTCGGGTCCGGTAAACCCAGTCGGTCCATCTGCGCCTGTACTCCCTTGAAGACCAGTGAAACCGGTATTACTACCAGGGGGTCCAGTCGGTCCATCTGAACCGGTAAACCCTGTATATCCATAGTGTCCGGTCGACCCATCTGAGCCGGTAAACCCTGTATATCCATAGTGTCCGGTCGGCCCATCGACGCCTGTAAACCCTGTTGGTCCATCTGCACCGGTAAACCCGGTATATCCCGTCGGTCCTGTTGGTCCAGTTGAGCCGCGTCTCCCTCTAGAACCTTTTTTACCATGGTGTCCTCTTTTTCCCTTTTGACCCGTTGGACCCGTTGGACCAGTGGGCCCTTTGCAACACTTTTTACATATATAATAGTGTTTTTTTGATTGGCCACTTTTCTCAGAATGGGAGTGTACCGTTTTTTTGTGACATGGTTCGCCGCATTCACAGGTTACAAAAAAGTTCATTGTGTAATAAATTATCGGGCTATATAATTATTTCAAAATAAAATAAATTGGCTACATATAAGCTGTGTTAAAATGGATTTACATGTGTAAATAAAAAGTACAGTTGTGTGATACAACCTTTATGTAGAAAAACATTGTACTTTTTGTGACAAGCTCTTGTAATTGTATTACGGACATTTCATAATACGATTATGCGCTAGCATAGTAGCTCTATTCTGCTTATATTCTTCATTATTATATTTTTCTATAAGTGCAATTTTATTGATATCTTTTCGCTGTTCGGATTCTTCATTTATTTGCGCGTGCGTTTTCTTTCGATCATTGCATACAATCATCTTATTTTGCAAAGGCACATCACGTGTAGCTAGTTGAATGGATCCACAATGTGTATGTACTGCATATAGATGGTCCAATAATTCATCGAGAATATACGTTTTCTTCATATAGTTGCATTCCCCACAACACGATTTTACGTTGTCTATGCTATAGCCTTTTGTTGAATTGATGCGATCTAAACCATTTACATGTGCATCAGTGTTCATCTTTCCACAAAGATAACAAACTTCGGATTGTATTTAAAGAAACTCATCTTGAGTTAATTGAAAATCCAACTGTTTCGTTTCAGCGCGTTTTTTATATCCACTATATGAGCAACCCTTATGATCCGCAAAATACTCCGCGTGATATTCGCCCTGTATTCGTCCTTGATGTGTCAAAATATGCTCAATTCGTTTGATAAAGCCGGATGAATGCAATGATCCTTTTATATAGTTGCACATTGTACAGCATGGTAAACAATTATCGATGGTATAACCCTTTGTTTGATCATTTCTATCTATGCCATTGAAACCTTTTTCTTCGGTCTCATTGCAATAATAACATTTCTGATTAACAACCGATTCATACTCTTCGAATGATAACTCAAAATCTAGATTCTTGGTATTTGCACATCGTTTATAAACACCATATTGGATTTTCTTGCTTTGTTTCCTCAATTTGTTTAGAACCTCCATTTTTTCCTTGTTATTTTCGCGCCATTTTGCGGATTGTTCGGCATTTTATTTCAAATATTGATCTATACCGATATCTTCTATTTTTCTTTGTCGATAATTCATCGACTTCAATACCACTTTATCATGATTCACTTCATTCCATGCTTGTTTCACTTGTTTTCTTTCCGGTTTTGATTCATTCTTTCTTGCCACCTCATTTCGGTGTGTATTATCGCGTTTTGCATCATTTATTTTATTGGTTTCTCTGCATTTGATGCAGGTTTTGGTTATTTGGTGTTTCATTCCCATAAAATGGGATAGTTCGTACTCTTTTGAACAGGTTGTGCATTTCTTTAGTACGGATTCTTCCATAGCGTAATGCAATAATATGATACAATTAATACTTATAAAATAAAGGAATCAATTTTATATGTAGAAGGCGGGTATCGTTATTCACTATATACATTTTCTTTGCTCACCCTTAATGGTGAACAAAGAATGGCTGCATTATGATAAGGCAAATCTTGCTCAACCTGCAGGTTGAGCAAGATTATAACCAACTACACAAGGAATAAATCTGAAATCTGTGGCATTTCAGATTTATCTATATCTACTCAATTTACATTGAATAAACAAACATAAAACCGTATTTTTTGTGAAAATACAAAAACGTTTAATTGGAATAGGCGCTCTTCTACCTCTAAGTTTCCCTAGAGGGATGGACTGTATCTTAACCCGACTCCGGTTGCTTAAACCTTCATCATCGAGCGACTACCGTTCAGTCTCTGACGGCTAACCATAGACTAGCAATTTCAAATCGTCTTTAGGTTATTACCATGCGGATTGCCCAATCCTTAACATTATTACTATACCGGAGTTCTATTCTCCGCCATATACCGGTTTCCCAAGTATACTTAGTAGTTAAGGCTCTAAGGGTGTCCCCGAACAACAAGTAGTCTTGCAAGCTCTTGCAAGCTCACTAACAACAGGCTATTAATGCAGGAGCCAAACCGAAATTATCCACAAACATTGCCTGCTTGTTTGTGGCGAGTTGTTTTTCTGCGCCATTGGCAAATTCTAAAAACAACTGAAGTTGTTTAAAGAACCGGACCAAAACGCCTGCCATACCGCTCATAACTCTGAGCACATTGTAGTTAACCGCGTACACGCGGACTTTTGCTGTTGCAGTGCCGGCAACTGTTCCGGACGAAAGAACTAGCTGCAAAACAGCGTTGTCAATTCGCGAGAAGTTGCACGACCCGCTGGGTTGATGTTCCTCGGGTCTCAATGCAAAAGAGTACACATTGATGCCGCAGTCGGGTGCGCGGGTGTGGTGCTGGTAAGGCTGAACCACGTCAAAGTAAGATCCCTCGCGCTCAGAGAAGCGGTCCTGGCCATTGAGCTGGAGCTTGGCCGTGACGACGGGGTTCTCGCCCCAGCAGTGCATGTCCAAGGCAGTCTCGGAGAGAACGAAAGTTCCGGCATCCGACACGTACGATCCAGTCGTGGTGGTGGCATCAGAACCGAAAGCGGGGTACTGAGATGTGGCCCACTCTTGAGCGCTGGTGGCACCGCTGTTGGCATCAATAGCACCAGCCATTTGGAAAAGACCATTGGTGGCGATAAAGTTGTTGGATCCTCCAACCTCGGCGGGTCCACCGAAGGCGTGGATGGCGTTGGGAAGAGCATCGATGGCATCGGTGTAGTTGAAGGGCTGGGCACCGAGGGTCTTGTAGAGGGTCATGCCACCCTCCAACGACGAGCAGTAGTCGACGTTGGCATCGGGCTGGACAACCCAAATGAGTTCCTTGCAGGGGTGGTTGAAGTTCAACTTGATCTTGTTGGAAGAAGATCCGACGGACTCGTCACCTGTGAACTGGAGCTGCTCAATGAGGTACTCGTGGGGGTTCTGTGCCATCTTGCGGCGCTCATCCGTGTCCAAGAAGACATAGTCGACATAGAGGGAGGCGGCAACAAGGGACTGTTGGTAAGCAGATGTGCAAGACACTGTGCCGGAATTGGCAGCGAGGGAGTTGACGGCCCACAAGCACTCACCGATGGGGCGGAAATCGATGTTGATCTTGACCTCGTGATACTGTAAGGCAATGAGGGGGAGGGCCAAGCCGGGGTTGCGGCAAAACCAAAACAAGAGGGGAATGTAGAGGGTGGTCTCGGGGAGGGCGTTGCGGGGGGCACACACCTGGGCGGGTCCACCGGCGGCGGCGCAAGGTCCGGACACGTTGGCAAAGTTGGGGTCGGTGATGTAGGTAAGGGCGGTGGTGTTACCAATCATCTTGAAGTATCCGCGCTGTTGCTCGAACGACATGGTGACCTGGTTCCAAATGTGCATCCAGTCGCCGTATTGGCGGTCAATGCGCTGGCCACCAATCTCGACCTCAACCTGGGCAATGAGCTGCTCACCGATAAAGTCCAACCAGCGGGCATAGACTCCGGGGTTGGTCAAGCTTGTGGAGCCAACCATGGACTGGTTGATCTCAGGCAAGGTGACCTGGAGGTATGTGCGGTAGCACAAATCACCATTTCGCGAGATTGTGCAGGTCACTCGGCGACCGAAATCGGCCTGACCGGAGAAAGTCTGCTCAATGCTCTCCATGGCAAAGTTTGTGTGGCGTCTGTAAGACACCTTCCAAAAGGTGATCTCGGGGGTTCCCGTAAGGAACACGTCTTGTGCGCCATAGGCGACCAATTGCATAAGAGCTCCTCCCATGATTGCGGTTTTATATAGTACTAAAAGAAAATAATTTGGGGAAAAAACGATTTCCAAATTATTTGATCGGAGTTACATTTCTATTTCAAAAACTACAGAATTAGCTGCATAATAAGATAATCAAAATTTCTAGTGACAGCTAGTATATGACACGACCATAAGATAAACAGTTTTCCTAAATATATTATCCATGTAAAGGGACATAAATTCAAGATCCTCAAAGATATTTATTGATAAACCTCCCTATATGTCGAAAATATTTATCACATTTGGAGCGGGCGGACAACATTATTACGATGCAGGTGAAAGATTGTTGCAACAGGCAAAAAATACAGGCGTATTTGATCAATGTATCTTATATACGGATCGCAATCTAAAAGAAGACGAGTCATTTTGGCGTGATCATGGTGCATTTATAGAAAATAATAAGCGTGGGTATGGATATTGGCTTTGGAAACCCTATCTGATTAAAAAAACCATGGAACAATGCGCGAATGGTGACATGATTCTATATTGCGACTCGGGTTGTGAAATAGATCCGAACAAGGCCGACTTATTTCACCCTTTTTTTGAAATCGCTAAAGAGGACAAGATTCTCGCAACAAAAGCTCATTGCTGTATCGAAAGACATTGGAATAAAATGGATTTATTGATCGAGTTGGGACTGCAACATAATTCAGCCCATTTGTTTCATTACGATGAACAACGTCAGGCGGGAGTCTCATTATTTTATGTATGCAATGAAACCCGCGATTTGATGAATAAATGGTTCACGATTGCATCAGATCACCATTTGATTGATGATAGTCCATCGATTGTGCCGAATTACCATGATTTTATAGAACATAGACATGATCAGTCCATATTCAGTCTCTTGACAAAGCAGCAGTCTATTTTTAGTGATACACAAATAACATGTGTTGAATATATCAGGAATCGATCGGGTACATCCGTATTAGACACTTGAGCATGTTATTTTTCCACGTTCTACATTGCCTTGCTGTTTTTCAAGATGAACTTCTCCAAATAGGATTCTTGGAAAACCTCGCGTAAATTCTCGTGTTTTTTGGTAAAAATATAAGAATTTTGTCTTTTTTTGATCGTCCATCCACCATTGAGTGCATTTTGGATAAACATGATTTTATGATATTGTTTGGCCTCCATTTCCATCGACGGTTCGAGATGAATGGATACAGCACTCGTTTCACTTGACATACTAGGCTAGGCTATACAATCCTATTCCATAAACAAATGCCGGTTTTTCGCTAAATAACAAATTGTACACTAAACCTTTTCATAAAAACAAATATAAATATGTTGATAGGAAATAAGATATCCAACGATTCAAACTATCATCCATCATCTATCTTGAATATCTTGGCGATGAATAGCAAAAAAAGTCAACAGAAAAATCAGCAAAACAGCATTGATCAAAAACACACTGAAATGTTGGACCATTTTCATCATATTGAAACCGTTACAGTACCCGAAATGTTGAAAGAAATCGTGCATCTAAAAAAGACCGTGGAATGTCTAAAGGAAAATCAATTGGAAGAATTTCTCGATATTCGCGACCAAATCAAACAGAAATATGCCAAGATCAAGGAATTGCGTTCTTTGAAAAAGAACTATTTGTTGCAGAATTCGCCGTCGATTTTCCATTATTTTGAGGAAAAACAGGATATATCGAATGGCGGGGGCAATCAAAATGTGGATCGTCTCAATACGTTTTTCAAGATTAAATCAACCCATCCTTCTGCAGAAAACCCAATGAGTGATAAATATTCCATGTCGAAATATTATTACCAAAATTATTGGAAAAATGTCACCAATGAACTGACCAATATACAGGAGTTTATCGTCTCGTCAGATATTTGCAAAAGCTGCTTGTCGGGTGAACTAGTGCCCCAAGATGAAGAGGGTATTTTGATATGCAACAACATCAAGTGCGGGAAATTTGTCACCTATATTGTGGACAGTTCCAAGCCTTCCAATAAAGAGCCACCGAGTGAAGTGTCTTATACGGCCTATATACGATTGAACCATTTCAAAGAGATTTTGTCGCAGTTTCAGGCGAAGGAGACGACGCAAATACCCCCTGAAGTCATCGAGTCCATTCGAGCGCGAATCAAAAAGGAGCGTATTACGGATATGAAATTAATTACCTATGAAAAAATGCGCGAAATTTTGCGAAAATTGGGCCTGAACAAGTATTTTGAACATATTCAATATATTAATTCGATCTTTGGAATCAAGCCTCCCATTATGAATGAAGAGTTGCATGAAACCTTGTGCGTATTGTTTATCGAGATACAGAAGCCATGGGCGACCCATTGTCCGGCGGATCGGACGAACTTTTTCAATTATACATATACCTTGTATCAGCTGTGTGTCTTACTGGATCAGACGAAGTATTTGCCGTATATTCCTTTGATGAAGGATCCGCAGAAACAGCGGGACCAGGATGCGATATGGAAAAAAGTCTGCAAGGACTTGGATTGGGAGTATTTTCCGACGATATAGGAGGGAAATAAGAGTAATGAGCGCAGAGCATTGGGAGTATTTTCCAACCATCTAATGAATATTAGATAGAGGAAATAAGAGTAATGAGCGCAGAGCATTGGGAGTATTTTCCAACCATCTAATGAATATTAGATAGAGGAAAATAAGAGTCATCTGCTTGCAAATTGGGAGTATTTTCCAACCATCTAATGGATGGCAGGAAAATAGGACTAATGAGCGCAGCGTGTATTATTCATGAGAAAGTACAAGCGGTGGCAACCTCGGATAAATCAAACTCGTGACAATGTTACCCGAGCACTCTTCTTCATACTCGCGAATCACTTCGACATACCCAATCGGCATTTCATATGAAATTTCATCCGTTTCGGGACAGTGATAATAGACAAAGGTATTTCCATTGACAACGATCTCTCCCCCTTCATCGTCCAAATAATAAGCAAAATGTTTGACCCACGATTCAGGACCATGATCCAAAATCACCACATCATTTCCGCTATACATCGCGGGATGATGATAGGTAGAAAATCGATATTTTCCCGAATAGTAAAACACGCGTTTTCCTACATAATCCGTGTGCAACTCCCACACATCGGGCTCATATATTTCACCCTCTTCCAATTCGCGACGTTGAAACGGAGACATGACGAGGTGAGAAATAGGAAATAATAAAGAGGACAGGACTATACAGAGTTCTGTATCCATATATAAGTTTCAATTTTTTGAAGGTTTCAAAGTTGCGACATGTTTATTATTATACGAATTTCTATAATATAATAATAAATGATTCACTCACATGTCAACTGATTTATGCAGCCAAGCCGAGGCCACCAATCAAGTTGATGCCGAGACCACCGGCAGCACCCGTGCGAACGGATGTACCCATGGCAGGGATAAACACGTCCAAAATGCTAAATGTGGCGGCGGCAGTCAACGCCAAGATGGCAATCTCTTCGGGGTTCAACGTTTTCTTGGGAATGAGAGTGGCACAAAGAGCCACAACCAAACCTTCAATCAAGTATTTAATGGCGCGTTTCACCAACTCTGTAATGTTAATATCCATGGTTGTATACGGTATTATACTATATACTATAGCGTAGGAAAATAAAGTATTTCGAACCCTGGATATAATACTTCTTGGAAAACTCACTTAAATGGACGCCGCCTAAAGATGCATATAGTATAAGTCATTTACGAAACCATGTCCAGCTTTGAACGAAAGATGACCGATCAAGGCACACTTAATCCTAAATATATCGACGTCTTGGACGAGGATACCCCTATTGCTGGACAAAAGTTCGGATGTATGTCCTTTATTTCGCCCGATAAAATCTTGGAAAAGCGCGAAACATTCTTCTTCGACGAATTTGTCAAGCAATGGGATTTTACTAAATCTATGTCTAAATATTTTGATTTCTTGGGATTCATCGCTTATAAATACAATGTCGACATTGAGAAATTGACGGGCGATTTCAACGAGTTTGTCAAGGAGGAGGACGAGAAGATGAAGTCCATGTCCGTCGTCGACGATTATCGCAATTTCATGGACAAGCAGGAGACACGATTGATGGAGCAATTCCAACGCGAGAATGCATTCCAAACGTCGGTTCGCGGCCTAAAGATTCGCGGTGTTTATCCCAGTCAGGAGGAGGCCGAGATGCGCTGCAAGCAGTTGCGTGAAAAGGATCCCAATCACGATATTTATGTGGGACCCGTGGGTATGTGGATTCCTTGGGATCCCGATGCCTACAAGACGGGACGCGTAGAGTTTATGGAGGAAGAGCTCAACAAGTTGCATCAAGAGAAGATCAAGAACGAGGCCAAGGCCAAGGAGGAGTTTGACAAGCGCATCAAGGAGACGAAGCAAAAGGCCATTATGGAGAATATAAAGTTGGCCGAAAAATCGGGCAATGTATTGACGCAGACCATGGATGAAGAGGGCAATTTGGTGGGTGTCAAGGAACGCATCGATTTCGAGAGCCGCGAGGTGTCGGATACAGCGGGCGCCAATTTGCACAATGAATTTTTGCGCGAGACTGCACAAAAGGCTGCAACGGCACAAGTAACGGAGGTGACTGAAGCAGATAATGCGTAAATACACATTTGAACATTGTAATCCGCCTCAATTGCCCTTAGGGCAATCCGGTGGTGCCGCTAGCGGCACTTACACAAAGTGTGGATAGTGTTCATCGGTGTATAATAATCACATTTGATTACAGTTGTACTATATTGTAATCAATTTGTATATTCACTTCATATATGCAGTCATGTTTAGTAATAGTTCTCGTATAATATTGGTGTTTCATATAATCTAGTTATGTATTATGCTATGAGCAACCCGAACGAAGATCACGGCAACAGCGATAACGAGAGTGATAACCATAGCCACGGAAACAATGGCAATAACAGTGGCAGTGGCAATAGTAGCAACAGCAACAATAGCCACGATTCCTCTGCAAACTACACGATATCTTACGATAACGTAACAGACTCTTCTCATAATAGCTACACTATGGTAGACGATTGCAGTGATAATGGTATTATTTTCGATATATCCGCCATCCAGCCCATTGTCACCTTTTCACTCAACAAAACCATCACACAACCCGGTTTTGTAGTGTCGAATCAGCAAGGAACAACTGCAGATGGTACTATTGAAACGCACACTACATTTACAACGACCGATCCATCATCCATGGTTCAAATAACGGAAAACTTGGTTCAAACGGAAACATATTATAACGATGAAGTCGATGCATCGACGAATCTATTGGTCCAACAAATCAAGCTATATGCATCTGAAATCCAATGTTCCGATTTCCACGGAAAAGGAACCATCGAAGATTATACTGTATTGTTCCAAGCCGCGTCGAAAATCGCGACGGATTCGCATCAGATTACGCTGGATGTAGATATAGAAGGATTTAATGAATTTGGACAGGCGGCGGATGAACTGAGCGCCTTGTTTGAGAGTTTCATCATAAAGCTGCAGAATATTAATATTATCAATGATTATGCTTTTTTATTGTCTATTTCGATCTCTCTACAAAAAATAGTGAATCTTTCCAAGATTTTCGGAAAATTCAAGGAAACCATCTTGGCCACATCCACCATACAATTGCCCAAATCAGCCAATGATACAGCCAATGTATTGAGTGGAGTCATGGATGAGATCAACTGTGCCATGCAATACGTGAATTATTTTGTTGCAGGGGGTAACAATGCACCTGTAGGCGCGCATTTAAAACCGGACGAGCAAAACATTATCAGCCAGGCTGTTGTTACAATTGATAACTGGAATGTTCTTTGTGAACAGGGTGTCAGTATTGCCATGACGAATGACCCAAATATTAAATTGATTCATCAAGCAAGTCGAGATTTAATCTCCACATCAAACACATTGAAACAGGCAACGGCCACATTAAAATCGAAATTGATGAGATTCAATTTGTGTTAAATTTAATATTTTTACATAAATGCAATTTACTTGAGATAATTCCTAGGTAATATATAAAATGCCAAAAGCGCGTTCTTATAAAAAGAGAACATCTAGACGAATTCGTCGAAAAAATAGAAAAACTGGGCGTAAGACGAGAGGGGGACTGATAAAGAACATTATACTTTAGCTCAAGTTCCTGTGAAATGTATAAAGTGTGGTGGAAACCTTACTCAGACTCAAAATCATAGAATAGTATCTAGACCAGGTGAATGTGACGAGTATATTTGCAATACATGTAAAAGCACCTACATGATTTACACCAAGTGTAATAAAGATGAAGAAGATGAAGACGATGTTTAGACAATATAAAAAGGTACTCTAATTTTCCAAAATATATTTATTTAATGCAATTGAGAAATTTGGCACACCTTTACAGATCTTAAATTTACAAAGGTGTTGATATTTTCATCTCCTAGTCAATTTTAACTTGGAGATGAAAAATTAGACAAACAAACTATAACCAAACTACCATAAAACAAAATAAGACTTACCATTTGGTCTTTTTCACATTAATGGCTGGACCACTACTTCGCTTCTTCGCTTTACTGGGATCATACGCCTCGTCCTCGTCATCCGACCCCATGCCCTTGGAAATATCCCAAAATTCTTTGGAACCCAGCTTGAAGTCGGGCCGCGTCTCTGCCTTGTACCAAAAGATTTGGTCTTGCAACTTGTTCGATTTGGCATTGTTATTGATGACCAAACATTCGAAATTTTCGGTGGTCTGATCCATCACCATGTTGAACGATTCCAATGTAGGAAACATGGACGCATAATTTTCCCAAATACGTTTGCGATTGGTCATGTAGGGTTCGCGCAAGATAAAGACATAATCAATATTGGTACGAAGATTCGGCGGGATACCCAACGGGTACTGCATAGTAATAATCAGCATGACTTTCCAGTGGCGGCCATTCATAAAGAGCAAGCGCATCATTTTGTCCTTGGTCCATGTTTGATCGTATAAACAATCATCCAAAATGACAAATGTACGTGGATCAATCGTCGTTTTGCGATACGTTTCCATTTCTTTAGCCATTTGTTTCAAGACGGCCTTTTGCCTGCGCAACACATTTTCGATCAAGACAGTATTGTATTCTTCGTGAATAAAGAGCTTGGGAACATGGGAAGCGTAGAAACCGTTGCCTGCTTCTGTTCCCGAAATGACCGTTCCAATAGGAATATCTTGGTGATGATAGAGCAAATCGCGCACCAAAAACGATTTACCTGTATCACGACGTCCAATCATGACAATGACGGGCCCTTTGTTCTCATCGGGCTTGAATGTGATCCATCGCATATCAAATTTTTTGAGTTCAAGATTCATCCGGAAATAACAATGAAACCACGATAAAAGGCTTTACAATAGACGCATATAAAAAGCACAGTACACAAACGATTATGTTGTCGTTCAAAAACAATGATTATTATATTCCGGATTTAGTATAACAATCAACATTGCGATGAAACAAGTAGATGGAGAGATATCTCCTAAATCAAATAGTCAAATGAATAAACATCCTATGAACATTCACTATTGCAAAAGAAGTCTTCCCATCTTGGAAGATTTAGAAAAAGAAGTGTCTGACAATAGTCATACTCCTTTTCGTATTCAACAATTGCAGCTTTATCATCCAATGTATTCCAAGTTTTTCGAACTTACTCCGAATAATTACAACAAAATTTCACTGAATCACAAGTATCATTTTCACTCCTTGTCCAGTGTATTTTCGAGCGAAACGTGCGAACGATTCAAGAAAGAAACGTTTATCAAATTTTCGCCACTCTTGGATCCCATCAAGTATATGATTGGGAAATACGATGTTTTGGACAAACGTTTATCCATCATGCCCGCAGTTGGTCCGGTCGACACATGTCATCCAAAATATATGGATACCAACAATGCATCCTATGTGGACGGATTTTTCAGCTACTTGACGAGTCAATTGCTCCACCATTACCAGGTTACAAACGCCATCGATTTTTATGGATCCTTCTTGGGAATTCAGGAACAATTTCGGGCATGTGTTACGGATGATCTAGATTATTTGCGAAATTCCGATTTTTTCAACGATCATGTAGGCGATTTGTTCATCTTGGATGAAGAATCTTTGAAAACATCGC